TAAAGACTGACTGCATTGTCATGGACTTTGGAACGTCCGTCCTGACGCATGGATCACTGGATGATTCCGTTGATCTTGATGGCGCTGGCGAAACAACGGCTGGTGATGCGCCAGAAAAGGTTTGCCCGGAGTGTGACTCAATCGTGCCGCTCGGCGTGCGTGAGTGTCCGTTTTGTGGTCATATGTTTGAGGGGGCAGACTCTGATCCTCTCGACAATTTTGAGATGACCGAAGTGGATCTGATGGAGCGCTCTCCATTCAGATGGGTAGATTTGTTCGGGAATCAGGCATGCCTAGCAGCGACTGGGTTTAACTGTTTCGCTCTGATCGCAGAGGTCGATGAGCTATCTATGGCAATCGTAAAGCGAACAAATTCACGAGTGCGGCTGATATCTGTCGGCACGAAGAAGCAGGCGATTGCCGCTGCTGATGATTACATGCGCCAGAATGAATCCAGTGATTCTGCCAAGAAAACAAAGCGCTGGCTAAACGATCCTGTGAGCGACAAACAGCGCAGTGCCTTAGCGCAACGCGGTGTACAGATTAGCCCGATTGACTTCTCTTGGACTAAGTACAGAGCAGCTTGTATGCTGAACTATGTGTGGAACAAGCAATTCGTGGATCGAATTGTCTACGAAATCATGGATGATATGGACAAGATAGCATGACAAGAGGCGAAGTTACTTTCGTGTTTCACAAACATTCAGGGGGCGGGGTGCAAACCTCATGCTTCATGAATTTTCTTGATCCAAATAATTTGGAGGATGTGCAAGCCAAGGTAATTGAAGCTGTGCATGATTTCACAGAGGGCAAAGAAGAGCAGTTTAAATGTGTGACCGTCGTGGTCGATATCGCTGAATATGACCATTACCTGACTGCGATGGTTGTGTTTAATCAGGAGGGCAAAGAATGGGAGAACATGATGGGGGCGCACGAAATGTCGGAGACAATCCACTGAGGCATTTCGCGTCTATGATAGGGCAGATCGGGTGGGGCAAGAAGCTAAACGAGCTATCCGAGGATGAAGTAGTCGGCATGATACTAATCGCTAAGAGCGTGAAAGGGCTAGAAGATGTCTACAGCGAACCTTACCTTGCAGAGCTATTTGAACGGTACGGTGGGCATCCCAGAACCGAAGTCAAAGATATCCCCTTCTGAAGACGCAGCGGCAATCATTAAAGAGTTAGATCGGGCTGTCGTTGAGAAAGAGCGCAAGCAACCAGAGCGTAAGTATCTGGGGGCTTCCTCTCTCGGTGACCCGTGCGCTCGTAAACTTCAATACCGATACATGGGGCAGCAGAAAGACAAAGACAAAGGCTTTCCTGCAAAGACTTTGCGAACATTTGCTCTGGGTCACACCATCGAAGATCTGATGATCATGTACTTCCGTGACGCCGGATTCGATTTGCGCACAGAGAAATATGGCGAACAATTTGGATTCGACACGGCGGATGGCGAAGTTCGTGGTCATATCGACGGTGTAATATGTGGCGGCCCATTACACCTCTCGTACCCAATGCTGTGGGAGTGCAAGTCTGCATCGGACAAGAAGTTCAACGAATTTGTTCGTAAAGGCGTGGCGGAGGCCAACCCGGTCTACGCAGCACAGATCGCGCTGTATCAAGCCTACATGGACTTAGCTGAGAACCCTTGTGTGTTTACGGTTCTGAACAAGAACACAAGCGAGGTCTATATAGAGTTGGTGCCGTTCGACGCAGAGCTTGCACAAAAGACCAGTGATAAGGCTGTGCAAATTCTGGAGGCTACTAGGGGTAATGACATCCTTCCGCGTATCGCGCAGAATGACGACTTTCACATTTGCAAGTGGTGCGAGTTTCGTAATACTTGCTGGCAAAAAGAAGGGGCGGCATGAACCGCCCCATAGGAAACCGAATGCTTGATAGGAGACAATATAATGAGTGTGGTGAGGTTTGGCAACACTACATCTGGTAGGTCAGCCCATGATCTAGTCGAAGAGATATCTAGAAAAGTTCCGAAGTCTGAGCAGATTCGCATTCTGCAAGACACGTTCCCTGCTGGTCGTATCCACGGCAAAACATTCTACATAGGCTCATTGCTGGGCGACTCTGGCAAGTCGATGAAGATCGACATTGATCCGTCGTCACCTAACTTCATGCGAGGCCAAGACTTCAATGGCGGCGTCGGGGTAGGCGGGATCGTAAAGATTCTGATGCACGGCAGAGATATGAAGTTGGGCGAGATCAAAGAGATGTTCTCGGACTATCTGGATAGTCTTGAGCCGCAAATTGTTCGGGATAATGCTCCAATCGAGCATCCGATCAAGACACAGTACAATGCCAATACGCCGTATGACGCGCAGTACATTTACACCAACGCAGACGGTGAAGTGTTGGTTACGGTGCGCCGGTACAATGTGAAGGACATCACGGGCAATCCGCTGCTTAACTCTGCCGGAAAGCCAAAGAAAGAATTCAGGCCGTTTGTCGAGGGCGTTGGTTACTCCAAGTTCCCTGATATCCGCCCCATGTACAATATCCCGAACATTTTGGCATCGGAACGGGTGATTTGGGTTGAGGGCGAGAAGTGTGCCGACTCTCTCAATGAGGCGGGTTACACGGCGACATGCACGATTGGTGGGGCTGGCGCGCTGACCAAGAAGACATCGGCGCAGTTCGACTTCTCTCCATTGCAAGGCAAGGAAGTAATCCTGTGGCCTGACAACGATCCTGCTGGCAAGAAGCTGGCTGATCTGATTCAGGATTTGGCTTTGGCTGCTGGTGCGAAGTCGGTAACGATGCTGACACCGCCCATGGGCAAGCCTGAAGGGTGGGACGCATCGGATGCAATCAACGAAGGCTTCAACATTGAAAGCTTTCTTAACACCAAAGCAAAAGTCACAAAGACGAACATCAACCTGCTGGATGATACGTTCTCTATCGCTCGGTTCGAGGGCGAGGCACCCGAACAAAAGTTCCTGATCGAAGGCACATTCCCTATGGGCGTGCCAATCATCTTTGCTGCTGCCGGTGATTCGGGCAAAGGCATGATGACTCTCGACATGGGCATGAAGATCGCATCGGGCAAGCCAATGACTACAGCTTTCGGTGGTCTGGTCAAAGAGTTCGGCAACGTGGTCATTTTCACGGCAGAAGATGACGAGGCTGAGATGCACCGAAGAATTGATCGTATGGATCCGTTTGGGGCTAGGCATGGCTATATCCATGATCTAAAGGTCGTACCTCTGCCAAATGTCGGCGGTGTGTTTCCGATACTGACAGAAAGTCACGGTGACTTCTCGACATCTGAGGAGTTCGAGAAGATATACGAACAAGTGTTACAGATGCAGAATCTGAAGCTCATTGTGTTCGATCCACTCGCATCTTTTGTACACGCTGACGTTAACGCTGATCCGGCTGCTGGTGCTGCTCTGACTGGTCTACTGGCCAAGATGGCTACTGAGACTGGCGCATCCATACTGCTCTGTCACCACATGACGAAGATTAAGGAAGACGCTGTGGTTAAGACACCGGAGCAAGCTCGTAATCTTATTCGGGGTACGTCTGCTCTAGTTGACGGTGTGCGCTCTGCTTTCGCCATATGGCAGGTCGATACAGTTCGGGCCAAGAAGATGTGTGAGCGCCTTGGTGTGCCGTTCCAACGTAACACCTGTTACGACGGCGCAGTGGTGAAGTCCAACGGGCCAGCCCAGAGAAATGTTCGCCATTTCATCCGTGACATGAACACGGGGCTGCTGACTGACCGCACAGAAGAAATCACGGCGATGAACACGGGAACCGCTCTGGAGGCAAAGCTAGATGCCATGTTCCAGTGGATCACAGACTGTGAGAACAACGGCATTGCGCTGACCCACATGAGCGGCAACAACGCAGTACACAGACGGTCTGAGGATGCTGATGCCCCTGATGTATTGCGAGGCGTAAGCAAAAGCTCTCTGGAGAAATATGTTCGGGATTTGCAGGACGCTGGCCGCATCGACAAGTTTCAGCTTACGCCAACCGGAGGTCGGGTCTGGCTTGGGGCAGTTGATGGGCCTATGAGTCGGGGCGAATATGAAGCAACAACGGCAAGAGATAATGTGTGATGGATTCGATAGGTGGGTATCCAATACATTCAGTTGTATTGGAGAATAGAGACAAGCATTGGGAATTGATGAAGGACTTTGTGTTTGACGACACGCATTGGCATAAAGAAGCGAATTGGGTATCAGAAACGCAAACGTCTAGAGGCAATAAAACTGTGCGAGAGCATGGGATATTGCCAATAGAAAAAGAAATCACTGATGAGTTCTGTAATTTTTTTGCGAACTTTTGTTCGGGTGATTTCAATGTTCATGTTGAAAGTTGGGCCAATAGATATGCTAAAGGTGATTGGCAAGAAGTTCACGATCATGTCGGGCGCAGCGCATCACAGTTCAGCTACAGCTACATGCTGAAAACATATGAAGATGAGTGCTTTGGTTTTGCAACCGAGCCGCAAGTAAGCTTTTTGTCTCCTTTGTTCTCTGAAGTCATGGACGAAGAAGCGCCGCCACGTTTGTTTGTTCGGAAGTTTGGGATGAATGGCAAAGTTATTCCTGAACAAAAGCAAGGAACGCTGCTGATATTCCCTAGTAATCTTGCGCATTTTGTTTTGCCAAACAAACAAGATCAGTATCGGGTTACGATCAGCGGAAATTTTTGGATTAAGGCTTGCGCTGAATGAAATAGTTGCATATATATATCGAGATAGCTAGGAAACCTCCTAACTGTTCGGTTGATGCTACGGCGGTGGACCCCCTAACTGGTTCGCCGCCGTAGTTTTTTTATGACTCGTTTACGAGCAATTGTTCGGTTTCCATATTCCGCCGTTCATTCCGCAGCATCTCCATTCCCACCTGCTGACACCGCAGCGCCATGTCCAGCATTTGTTCGGCTGACATCTCTACGATGTAAACCTTGCCACCCGCGCTGACCGCCATGCCGTCATTGCGAGGAATAATTAACACTTTCTCTTTCATCGAAACTTTGGCCCCTCTATCCATGCAACCAGTGAATATCTTTTACCTGCTGTGGTCGGTGTTACGCGGTGAGTAACAAAT